AATGCTATGCCTAAACTGCCAGAAAAATCCAGCATAGCTGCGATCTCATGGCGCTTCTCAAAAGTGTCGTTTATTTTTCTTCTTCTGGAGCCTCCGTACTCTCTTATTCTGAAGAGTCCGCTTGGGTTGATACCAATGTTTCGTAGGATGACCTCTATGCTATGCCGTGTTCCTCGGGATTGCATGATTTCTGGCAAGTCAGAAAGAATGCGCCTCCATATAACGTTCTGAATTTTTTGTAAGCCTTGGCTCGCTCTAACATTATTCATGTTGAGCCCCTCAGCATCATGCAGCTGGTTGAGAGTTGCCTGGCCAAAAGTTGTTGGCAAATTTAGACCGTAGTATTTTGACAAAAAAGGCAAAAAATGATCGCTGATTGTTCCTTGGTCTTCATACGATATTTTTATCAAACTAGAAAATTCTGATATAAATAACTTTAGATCATCCATTTCAGCAGCCATTAGATACAAAAAAGCGGCTAATATCTGTGGGGCTCCTGCCTTGCCGCCGCCAGGGCGATCAGCAAAATAAGTGTAAGTTTCTCCGATGTCCCCTTTTTCTAATTCGAAACCTTCAAATTCAGATGCCTCGTGGAAGTAATGAGGAGGGACCATCTTGGTTATTAAATTCGGATTGTTAAAATCATATTGGCTGGCTGATACTAAAAGATCCTCGCACAGACTAACTACATCTTCGTAACTAGGAAATAGTATAGGATTTTTTTCTATGAACTCTTCATGCATCGGTGGTTTCAATAATTTCCAGCCAGCCGTAGTTGGCATATAACTTCCTGAATTTCGAAAGCTCATATCAAAATTGCTAATTGCTGTGTGATAGCTGTTTCCGCTATAATCTAAAACTAAAGATTCATTTCCAGTTCTGCTGCCGACAGTGAAAGATCCGGACGGTTCATTAAATCGAAAATATAACTTTAAATCAGCAATATTATGAATGTTCTTAAAAGCAAAGTGTTTAATTTGTTTCTCAGTCCTAGCACTATGAAAAAACCTGAGCTCATCCAAAGAACCTGATAGAGTCCTGCTCGGCAAAAAAGAATAATTTGGAATTTCGTGTAAACTGCCAGATCCAATTGTTATTGGAATTCCAGCAACTACTCCAGCATCGAAAGTGCCTACTGGGCTTGAAGCTGTCAAAATTCCGTTGTTATAAATTTGAATTCTGTCAATATCGTCTTGGCCAAAAACTATAGCAAGGTGATTAAATTTACCTTTTTTAATGATGGCGCCAGTTCTAACTGCAAACGACCCTGAAGATAGAATTGCCTGTACTTGGCATTCCCCTAACGGACTGTCACCCGCATCGGACGCGCTTAAGGCCACTGTTACTCCGCTTATTGGCTTACTTGTGTTGGAATCCTCGTGGCCTACTCGTTGAAAAATTATTTCGTTGCCGTTTGTACTTCCGCTCGGAACAAACAAATGAAACTCAACTGTAAATGGGGAGCCTGTAGGATCGAGTACAGATTGACCACTTCCTTTCAAGATGTTTAAATCTGCAACTCCTGCAAAATCTGAAACTGATAAATAAGTTCCAACACTTCCAGCTGCTTCTGAACTGCCAGAAAAATTAAGATATCCTATGTTTTTTGGAAAGGAATCAAACACATATTTGTCAAATCCGCCGACGCCATCAAGAAATCTCAGATACTCCTTTTTAGTGCCATCAAACGGAAATTGGTTTATTATTTTCTCAAACGAGGCCTGTGTTTTTGCTTCTGCTGAATTGAAGAAGACATGATTTTCAAATGAAGAAAAATCTAAATTTAACTGCTGTACGCTTTTGAACGGAGTTCCCGGGGGGTCGTAACGAAATGTTCCAGAAAGATGGTGTGTTCCTTCACTCTCGAATAATTCAGATCCAGCTATAGTCAGATTTTCTACTCTGCCGCCGCCGCGTTTCAGGCCTCTAACTGTAGACGGTTTAAACAGAATCTTAGAAAATGTATTGTGTATAGACGACATAAAACTACCTTACTCTAAAAGCAACACTGTTGTCTTTTACAATCTTCCTTACATTGCGTTCAACGATCAAGTATTCGAATGTGTATGTTCTGCCTGCAGCTAAAACATCAACGTGATAATCAAAAAACATACCGTCTACGTCAGTCGATACTTTAGTCGACTTGTCAGATTCACCAAAATCGATAACTATTTTTCCTGAATCTAAATCCTTGATTCTGTAATAAACATTTTCATACACAACAGATTTGAGCTTTATAGATTTTTTTGATGATGTGTTTTGTTCGTTTTGGTAATCGCGACCAAACAGACGGACTCTAACTTCGTCCTTTCGATTATATTCTTGACTGACGTTGATAGCACGAATGCTGGGCTCGTTTGACAAGAAATTACCGCCCGTACGTACAGCGCGTTTCATTTCTAAAGACCCCGTATGATATGCATAGGTGCCATCTGAAGAAACCCAATATGTGTCGAAAGTGACTGATCCGTTCTTTGCTAAAAATAATGCCAAAGAAGTATCTGCATCAATAAGCGAGGTATTTTGCGCAGAAATAGAAAACGAAGCTGAATATACCCCAGTCACATAGTTGTTGCCTGCCCTATCTATTGTCGCTGCTTTATGCTGGCTGGCAAGCACTGTCTCGGAAAACAAGCCCTTTTCTAACTTTAATTTTAGACAATTATTTCCTTCAATGTTTGATAAGGAGCCGGCTGTTCCAGAAACTAAATGAGTTAAGCCAACCCGGCCATAAGAATTTAAAAACAGCGTACCAGATACATCAAAAAAGAAATTCTGGTTGTGGTCTACAATAGAGTCGTCAAAAGAAACTTCTACTCTTGGTTGCAAATAAAGATCAGTAACGTGCCTAGTCATAAACCGTTTGACAAATCTGGATTTTGCGTCTTTTTCTTCAGATCCTGTAAAAGATAATCTGAAACCGTGATTGGTGATAAGTCCAACAACTGATGCAGAAACGAACGGGGTGATGTCTAATGATAAATCTTCAGTTCCTTTTACAAAATTTTGTTGAAAAACCAAACGCCTGGTTCCAGACCCATCTTTAAAATTAGCTGTTTCTACAAGATCAACAGACGTTGCGCCCAAACTACCAGATTTTGCAGCGCCTTCTGTATTCCACGCAAAAACTGTGCCATTAGAATAGGAAGCCGTAATAAAATTACAGGCATCCAAATCATTAAAACCGGCTACATCACGCCCGATGCCTTCATCGAAAGATTGAGACAACGGAATCGCCATCAACGTAAAATTGCTAGGAACAGCATGTCCAGTTCGAACATCAAACATTTTTAATTTAGCACTAAAATTCGAGGAATTAATGTCTATCTTGCTTCCTGTCAGACTTTGAATTTTAGAAAAATCAAATTTAATAAACGCGCGGGACAATTCTATGGAAGTTTCTAATGTACCATCTGCGTCTGTGTCTAAAGCATAATCTGCAGACCCTGAAGCTCTCCCAGTAGGTAAAGCTGTCTCGCCGTATAGTTTGAATAAATCTATAGTACCGGCCCGGCCTACATTAGCATCGGTAGCTCTTGTCGAACTGTTGATTATTTTGTTTGTTACGTAAGTATCGCTGCTAGCTGTACAAAATATCTTCATGGATCACCTTAACATATTAAACAGCCGACCCAATAATGTCGTGTTCAGGATGTTTTAATTCAAAAATAGAACCTCTAGGGCCGAAAATCATGCCGCTCTTAGTGCTGTTTTCAAAAGGGAAAGCAGATGAAGCGTATGTTCTTTCTTCTATTGTACCAGACCTAGGAAATACCCTAAGGTTTGATATAGCAATAACAAAATTAGTTGCAATTATAGTGGCCGATATATCGTCTGCCATTATTGGTTGATCTATTTGAAAGTTCTTTAATTGCAGCAATTTTGCTAACGAGTTATTAATGTTTGTAATGACTTGCTGTTTATTGGCATTTCTGGCTGTGACAACTTCATATTTAACACCAAAATTTACAACTTGCGCATCGAGCATATCGTAAGCATCAGATATCAGCCGGAACTCGTTTAGATAATTTGATAGATTTATCTTTAGCGCATCTGGTGCGAGTGATAAATCACCGTTTGAATCCTGAGAAATAAGATAAACAGTCGTAGCTTGTGGGTTTATTGGATTTTCAGAAATACTCGCCCTAAAAACCCGGCCATAAATTGATGGAAGCGTGTATATCCTTGCTAAAACATCTTGGCTGGTGACCATTCTACCTTGGCTCATTCTTGCTGGTATTATCAAACCGCGCAGAGCTTCTAAATCTGGAGCGTCTGCGCCGCCTTTGGCTGATTCCATGTTCGTAACTTCGACGCTTGCTCTTACTGATACAGCGTCAGATACACTGGGGCTTTTCCTGAATGATAGCTTAAGATCGTCTACCATGATTATAGACTGAGCACCCACATTGTGGTTAGCTCCGCCTCCGTACCTATAAGTTATAGAAAGAGTAGTTGATTTAGGAGAAATCCCCAAAGTTTGTGTTTTTAATAAAGAATTAGGATCAATAGAAAACCTCGGTATAGTATTTTTACCGTAAAGCTCCAAAGCTAAATCACTTGGGTCTGGTAAGATATCATCATCCAGCACATCGGCATCCCCGCTCCCGAACCTTACTGTCGTTAACTTAGTAATTGGATTGTATTCCCTAGTGAACCTATGAGGCGCTGCCAAGATTTCCAAATTGCTCTTAACGCGAACAGAATCCTTATCAAAGTTTTGTACTGGAACAAAAACCGTATCTTGGCTTAATGATTTTACTTCGTGATATTCGTTAAATTCAGAATCCAGAATAGATCTTATCATTGTGATATTATTTTCTTCTAGTGTAATCTGTCGGAATGGGACGTGTAAATCAGAAATAGATTTTGATTCTGTTTTTTCGTTACCAGAACTTGCGACTGTTGTTCTTCGCATTTCGAACTCAGTTGGCACGCCACCGCTGCTTGTTTCAGACACAGAATAAGGAGCGACCAAATTACCGTCGGCATCTTCTTCGGCAAAATTCACATCATCGAAGATTATAAAAGTTGCAATACCTTCTATCGAGGAACACACCGTATTCTTTAAAATTACAGGCAAAGCAGATTTTTTAGGAATGTAATTGGCTCCCACTAATTCAGCAGGCACTTTAATGCTGAATTCTAATTCGGCAAGGGCCGAAGCCGCTCCGTACAATTCTACGCCAGCATTGCGCACATGCGTTATAATGTTTTCGGGTTCTACAGCTAAAGCGGCATCCAACTCTCGATACTGATGATCCAAATAAAACGATAAAGAATCACCTATAGTCGCCATTAAATCAACAAGCATTCCGCCGACAGAAGGCTCCGAAAAATCTTGGATCTTATCTGCAAAAAACACTTTGGCGTGATTTATTAAAGAAATTCTATACGCTTCAAAATCTTTAGCTAAAAAACTGCGATTACTTGCCTTTTTAAGTTTTTGCTTTACTTTTATTCCCATTTATTTATCCTGCTGCATAAATTGTGACTTCTACCCCTTGGTCTGTTAGATCAATGGCCGGAACATCGTATATGACACGAATTCCTATCTTTGCTGGTTCTTCGACGCCTTCTTTTCTTACTATCAATGGTTCAAAAGTTTTCAAGTCAACAAAAGGCATGTATTTCTTAGCTGCGCGCTTTATCCTTCTAATCGCTTCTAGATCACCGATTTCAGTAGAAATTTCAAACGCTAACGGCAAAAGATTGGCACCAAAATCGTATAGCAACAATCGTTCTCCATGGTTGGTTGTTAGCAAATTTTTGAAGTTGTCTCGAATCTGTTTTGATATCTCCTCGTGCATCTTGAACAGACTATCCGAAGAATAATCAAATTCTAGCGGAGTTTTGATCCCAATCGGGTTTTTAGTTTTAGTCGGTCTGCGGTTTGCAACTGTTGTTGACAGTTCGCCCACAGAATCAAAATCATATTTCTTAGAAGTTTGTACACTAGTGACTGCCATTAAAGTCTCCCAGAACTAAATATTTAGCTGCTGCATTTCTAAAAAGCAAGAAACAAATAATTATATGGCGGCTTGGCGCTGGTCTGTGAAATCTCCAAAATGCTAGTAGCATCTGGATAGATTTTTGACACTACTTCACCTTGGCTTCTACCTGCGTGGTCCTAAGGTCTAGCTGATCTATAAATTTTTGCATCTCTTCTAGCTTAGCGTTTGCTTCGTCCACCTGCGATTGCATCTGCTTTATTTTTTCTTCGTTATCAAGAACTTGTTTGGCGGGCTCTTTTTCAATAGCAGCTGCCAAGGCGCCGGCAAGTGCTTTGATGTTAGCCTTAGCACCTTCGTCATCAACGCCTTTAGCGAATGCTTTAAAGAAATCGTTCTTTAGTTGGTTTTTGTTAAAAGGCATGCTTATTCCCCGAATACTCTTTTGGACTTGATCTTAGGCATTATTTTGCCATCAGATTTGTAATCATCGATAGTTTTTTTGTCGGGTGCGTGGTCATACATACCAGACATTCCAGACGGCGCTGTCATCTGGCCGAACGCGGCGCCAAGGGCGCTGTTAGGACTACCGAATCCTGGGCCAGCACCGCCTGCAGTTCCGGCCGAAGCCGCTGCATTTACTTTATCGCCGTTGCTATTGGTTGCCTTTTGATTGTTCTTGAAAGCTTCGTTGATTGCATCTATCAATCCATCACCCCATTTTGCAAACTCAGTATATCTCATGTAAGGTTCTGATTTTCCTACTGTTTTGGTTTCATGTTTGGCTGTACCGTCGTCGTCAGGAGAACGCCCTATCATGATTTTAGAACCCGAAATCTGTATTGTACCATCCGGAAGCAGATAAATGCAGGCTGAATCTTCTTTTTTCTTGCCCTCTTTTATTATTCTGATGCTGCCGTTTATCTCAGGCGTGTCGCCTGGCTCCTGTTTTTTGGTCGTTTTCTGTGTCCTTCTGGCTACCAACCTTATTTCGTCTGACTTTATAGCCACTGCCGCTACCGAACTGGCATCTTGCAGACCTGATTTCTTTGGGTCTTTGTCGTAAGCAGTGGGTATCAAATCTACGGTAACCCCCAATTGCTCATCGACGCTGCTTTTCATAGAGACGTACACGCGTGACGCATCATTGATAAAGTCTGGATCTCCCTCGACAGGATCGAGCAGGAGATTAGCAATGGGCAACGCATCGTCACCAACCAACGCTGTTTTGTCTGGATCGGTTGCTGTGTTCTTGTCTGTTTCGAAGTCCTCTTCTTTGTTTTTTATGACTCTTGCTCGAGTTATCTCTGGGTCTGCGTCTGCAGTGTCTTCTAACGTCTTTTTGCTGAAATTTCTTCCGCGGCCGGCAACGATGTCAATTGATCCAGCTAATCCTGGTAATTTTTCCTCTGTAGAAGCATTTGAAATTTTGGTATCTTTTTTTGGCCTCTCCTTTACCGTCCACCCTCGATCTGTTCCTAGAATTATGGCTGTATTGTTTGAACCCTGCAAAACGAAGTCTCCTGGTCGCTTTGTCAATCTAGGCACAGGTTCTATGTTAAACATGTTTTTTTCTAGTGCGGACTCTCTAATAACTTCGAACGGGTTTTTAGGTTTGTTCTTTGCCATGAGTTCTTCGTCTATCGACAGAGTGATAAGATCCAGTTTCTCAAATTCGGTGTCCCACTCGTGAGGACCGTTTTGAAGAGTCGGTAACAATCTTTCGACGTCGCCGTCGGGCGGTCCGTAAACTGGGAGCGCATCATTAAATTTTCTGTCGTCATGTGTGAAGTTAACATCTTCTACATGGTCTACGTTGCTTATTCTGCTTAACCAGTAGGCTCTTGGTTCGTGCAATTCAGGAGTTTCAAAAAAAAGCCAAACAGATTCTCCTGGCTTAACAGGAATCATGAAGTGAGTGGAGAAAAAAGGATAACAAACGACGTGTTCAGTGCTATCCCTGCCAACATCC